GCTTCCGTTCTTTTCAATTTGAACTGTTCTGTTTCTTAATTGAGTTACATTATAAGTTGTTGAATCAGATCCTACACAGTCAATTCTAAAAGTTCCGGCAACCATTGCACCGTTTGCCGCAGTTGTAAGTTTCATGACTTCACCTGCTGCTGGATTTGCGTTGTCCGAGTCTAAACGAACCCAGAACTGGTTTGAACCTTTTATTTTATAAATGTGTGCTGCTGTTGTAGCTTCTGAAGCACCAGTGAAGTAGTGGCGGCTTACTGCAATACGGCCTGATCCGTATCCGATATATTTTTTGTTAATTGGACGTCCCATTGTTTTCTCCTTTGACGTTCTAGGTCATACGCGGTGGGTACCGCATAAATCCGGATTATCCGGCAGATATCTATGACATAAGTATTTATGCTTTTTACAAAAATGGTTACTTACCTAAGTAACGTAGATTGTTGTATTTTTTACTTTCAAAATACAACAATCTTTGTAATGTGTTATAATTGTATTCTATTTTTGGTTTTAATTCTTTGTATTTTTTTTGAAAATATGTAGTAGGCTGATTACACAATGTCTGTAAAAATTCCGGAATATTAAAATGCATTGACAAATCTAAGTCACTGATATCGTTAAAATCAGTTACATATGGCAATATACCTATATTTTTTAGACTTTTTAATCCGCCGTTGACAGCATATAATAAAAAAGGACGTTTTGCCAGTACAGGTTTAAAAGTTTTTTCAGTTAAGAAATAACTGCGTTCGTCCGGACTAAACAAAGTCTCAGTTACAACATTTAAAAAGTGTTTCTCCCAATATGTTACATCTCCAAACGAAAATGGAGTGTACGGACTTGGAATTAATTTCTGTTGTACTATGTTATCTAATTTTACTTTTGTATTCAAGGAATCTAAAGACACATAACCTTTTTTGACTAAATTATGCGTTTTTAAACTTTCAAACAGTTCTAATCTATGATGATGTGGTTTTCCGTTTAAACACATGTACGGTACTGATATGTTTTTAGAATTTATCTCTTTAAAATCAAAATACTTTTGAAAAAAATAAGCTATAAAATTAAATTTGTATTTGCTTTTAGGATATATTCCTAATTCTAATACTTCGTCGTAATGTGAGGAATAGCTTTCAGCAACCGGAGCATCTAAAAAACATATTTTTATTAATCGTTTATTTCTTGATTCTATAATGCGTTTGTTATTTTCAAACTCCTCAGGGTTAACAGTTAACCATTGTTCTCTAACTACTACTGTATCAATATTGTCGTCGAATGTAGATAGAAATCTATTAATAAATATCATTTCATCAGTATACCATTGAAAAGTATCGCCTGCTTCGAAATTTATTTTTATAATGCTCATAGTGTTATTTAATAAAAAAAGCACCTAATTTCTAGGTGCTTTTAATTTATATAACAGTGGAGGAAAGTGAGCTATAAGCCAAGCAACATGCAAAAAACAAAATGCAATCCACAATGTGCAACTGAATGTTTATTTCTAGCGAGCAATGTGCAGGCCTAATCAAAGGTGTTATAACGCTAGAGCACACAAACTGTGGAGGCTAGGCCGGAACCCAAACCATTGAACATGTTTCATACAAGAAACGGAAACTTATCCTCTTTGCTTTCCTCCTACCGGGTAGTTTGCGGGTTCTCTAAGAGTCTATCCCGCTTAACTACCAAAACTTAAATAATACCTGCTACATTAAGAATGTTAACAGTCTGTTCAGAGAGTTCAATCTCTGTTGCAACGTTTAACTCAAGCAAATGGTCTTGTAAAACAACCTTCTGCTTTTTAAGTGCAGCAAGTTTTGCTTTAAACTCAGCAACTTCTACTTCTGTAAAGATACTGGTGCGAACAGTGTCTTCGCGGCCGTAGTAGTCAGACTCTGAGCGTGACTTGATCTTCTCAAGTTTTCCAACAATTACATCAGTTTCAACAGCAGGTACAACTTTTGCAAGTTTGCTGTAGAAAGCAATTTCCTTGTCAACTAATGCAACATCGGCGAGCAAATCGTTAATACCCGATTTAGCATTTGCTTGGGCAACTTCGCGGCGAATTCTGTAAACACTAACCAGTAGTGCGTCGCGAGTCAAACACTGCGAAACAAAACGTTCTTTGGCTTCTGCAATCTTTGCAGTAGGTTTTTCAAATTCGTTAATTGCAACTTCTGTTGCTAGATCTAATCCTGCTAGTGCTTCAGTAATTGCAGTCTGTAGTGCGTTTGCCTTGCGTAGTGAAACTTTCATTATATTGCCTTTCTGTTTTTGTTAATAGCAATGTAGCTTAGAAATGATGCAAGGTCAATCTCTTTTTTAAACATCAGTCAAAAAAATAGCGCCCGGAGGCGCTATTTTTCTTTTTGTAACTACACTTAGCTATTAGCTGAAGCTTAGGTTTGCAGTTGTTACTGCTACTTTACCTAGGTAGTCTGCTGCGTTACCAAGCGACGAAGCAGTGTTAGTTAGTTCTACATAACCATAACGTGTCATGAAGCTAACAACTGGTTCGAATGTTGTTGGGTCTAGAACAACACCGCTGCTCATTAGCGGAATGTATGGGCAGTAGAACGCTGCTGCGTCTGACTCTGAAGTGCCCTTATAACCAACAAGAACGTCATCACCTGAAGCATATGTGTTAACATAAACTTTCATTGCACTGTTTAGAGTACCTACTAGCTTAGTGTTAGTTGGTGCTTCAAAAGTACCTTCAGTTGTACGAGCAAATGCTGAAGTAGTTGCTGACTGTAGTACAGTTAGAACAGTTGGCGAAACAACAGCCCAGTTACCAGCGCCACGACGTGTACGCTGTGCAATTAGGTTGCTTGTACGGTTGATTTGAACTGCAAGTGCAGCATGTTCGTCACCGACGAATGTAGCAGTACCACTTACGGCAGCTTGGTCGTAAGTTTGTGCAGTGCCTGCTAGAGAACTTAGGCTACTAAGAATCTCTTGGTCGATTTCAGCAGTGATTTCTTGTGCTAAAGCAGCCATGATTTCTGCTTCAACATCAATACCGTGCTGTGACTGAGCATCTTGAGCAGCTTCGAAAGTCCAGCGAGCTGATAGCTTGCGTGACTTAGCTTCGACAGTTTGCTTCAAGATTTGGATGCTTAGTCTGTTACCAGCTACACCTTCTAGAGCACCAGTTGCACTTGGTGCAGCTGATGAGCTTGGTGTACCTGAGTACGAAGCAGCAATATTGAATGGGCTTAGTGCTTCTGAACCAGCAGTTGCACCGTTGTTGCCGTCAGCATAACGCACACGTAGAGTGTGAATTTGGCCAACTGGACCAGTCATTGGTTGAACACCAACAAGTTCGTTTGCAATAACTGTTGGCATAACACGTCTAATTACTGGAAGAATTACACGGTTTAGGGTTGCGATATTACCAGCAGCAGAAGCACCGGAAGTTGCAGATTCAGCTAGATATCTACGAGTATTTTCTAGCGTTGTTGCCATAACGGATTTCTTGTTACCGTTTAGGCCTTCGAGAAGCGCACCTTTTGTCTCCTGCCAGCGACTTTCTAATAGTTCTGACATTTTAATCTCCTTATTTAATTCCAGCTAGACGCTTAATATCAACTACGTTGTTATCTACGTCTGCGTTACTATTATTATTTTGTGTACGGTTGCCTGTTATTTCTGTGCCTTCTTTTAAAACTGCCTTCTGCTTTGCTGGAGATTTACCTTCGACTACGGAAGGTAGGTACTTGTCAAACGCCGAACGTAACTTAGGAGTTTGTACTGATTCCAGTAAGTCCATCATAATACTTTGTTGATCTTTACCTAACGGTGCAGTCAACTCGTTTAGTACTTTTTGACGTTCAGCTGATTCAACCAAACGCTTTACTTCTACATCTTTTGATTCGGCAATTTGTGTTGCTTTTCTTGCAATCACTTTTGCTTCTGCTATTTGCTTGTCTTTTAACTCAAGTACTTTTAACAGTTTCTTTGTTTCAGACTTTTCATTTAGATGCGAATTTAAATATTCTGAAGCAAATGCTTCGAATAGTTTACGACCAAAGTCGTGTTGACGTGCAGTATCAATATCTTCTTTAAGTGCAGTAATTTCACTTTTAAGTGATTTACCAACCATTTCAGATACTAACTTTGCACTTCTATTGATAAAGTCAGCTTTGACCTTAGCAATGTGATCTTTTGCTTCACGTACTAGACGTACTTTTGTTTCAGCTAGATCTTGTTTATCTTCCTGGAACTCGGCAATTTCTTTTGCAAGTTGTTCGATTACAAATTCTTCAAGAGCAGAAAACTTTGATGCCATAGACTTTTGGTCTTCATGAAGTTCGGAAACTTCTTTAACTAAAGTTTCACTTACAAATCTTTTTAGTAGATTTGCATTTTCTTTCATAGCTATTGCATACTTTGCTTTTGCTTCTGCTAGTTGCTTGCGATCTTCTTGGAATTCAGTTACTTCTTCTACTAGCTTTTCGCTGATCATAGAATCAATAGCTTCGATCATAACACTTTTGTCATGCTCGTACTTTTGTGCAAATTCCTCACGAAGTTCGACAGTTACTTGTCTGCGATTTTCAGCAATTTTTGCTGTCCATGCTTCTTGTATCTCGGTCTTCAATGCTTCAGTAATTGCGTCACTCTCTAAAAGGGCTTTTAGTGCTTCCATAATTTTCTCCTTTTATTGGAGCCTGCTTATTATGTTTAATAAGCTCTCTGCAATGTATTTTTGTGCCTGTTTATCGCCTTGTACTTCTTTACTAGTTAAAATTGCCTTGTATCCACCTCGTGTGTTCATTAGGTGTTCATAAATTGGTGTAGGATAAGCACCTGGCGCACTAGGTTGTGCTACCACGTCTACAGTGATTATCTCAAAATCTGATACTTCACCAGAACCGCTTTCGCTAACGTTACCGCTACCTCTCGATGAGACACCTAGCTTTACGCCGCTTTCCAGCATTGTTCTGACTAGTTGTCCCATCGGTGTAGGTAGGATTTTTAATTTTCCGTAACCATTAGGTCCGTCCATCCACATTTCAGTAATCATGTGGCTGACGCGGTCCAAGTTTATATTAAGGCCTTCTGGATGATCTACTTCCCCGAGCACTGAGTATCCGCCTTGGATTTGTTCGCTGAGCGTGGTGACAGCCCTGCCAATCTCTCTAACGGGATAAACACGCTGATTTGCGTTGCGTACTCCGCCTTGAATGCAAATTCCTTTCATATAAAGGTTTTTGCCTTCATCAGCAGACTCAACGACTATCCTTGCTTGGTCGAAACTTAAATGTTCACGTAGGTAGTTCATCCGTTTTCCTTAACCTTAGCTGCCCATTATTGATTTAGAATTGGCGCCGTTGTCTCCCTTTGCAGGGGATTTTGCTGATGTCATTGATTTCCCAGCCTTACCGCCAGGAACGTTTACGTTACCAGCGTTATCTTCTTTAGTCGATGGGTTAGCTAAGCCGCCTTGTGTTCCGCCCTTCTCTGTTGAGAATGACTTAGCAATATTAGCAGTTGTTCCGCCCATGTCGTTCTTACCAGCTACTGCTGACTTGTTGTTAACTCCATTGTCGCCCATTTTTGCGCTTACTTTTTCTACGTATTCACGCATTTGTTCGGCTGCTGTTTGCTTGCCTTTTGACTTTTCTTTTTCTTTGTCTTTAGCTTCAAACGCTGGTGCAAATACTTCTTTGGTTTCTTCTTCGTCGTCGCCTTCGTCGTCCATGTCACCCATGTCGCCTTCGTCGTCGCCTTCGTCGTCGCCTTCTTCGTCACCCATTAGCTTTTCGAATTCTGCTCTTAGATCTTCTAGTGCGTCTTCTAGGTCTGCAACGCGGTCTTCTACATCACCTTCACCTTCGTCGCCCATGTCCATGTCGTCTTCGCCGCCCATGTCCATTCCCATGTCGCCCATCATGTCGTCAGTTGCATCGCCGCCCATTGCAGGTGCTTCAACTTCAAACTCGTCTAGGCCAAACATTTCTTCTAGATCTTCTTCGTCTGATTCTTCTAGTTCGTCTTCTTCTGACTCGTCTACTTCTTCATCAGTAGCTTCTTCTAGATCATCTTCTTCATCGTCTTCGTCTTCTGACTCGATTATGTTTTGATAAATTTCACGTGATTTTTCTACCACGATTTCATGGAATAGTTCTTCTGCTCCGGCGCGATCTTCGTTAATCAGACGCTCAAGCATTTCTTCAAACTTGCTGCGATCAGTCATTGTTATCTCCTTATTTAGTTGTCAAGGCTGT